CGCAGGTGACAGTGCGGACCACAATATACATGGTATTGTACAGTTTGTACATAGTTTTAAGGCCAATGTGGGGCTAATTTGGGAATTGGTGCAAAATTGGTCACTTTCCGGCCCCAATTCTTAGCAGGAACGGGGTTAACCAGTCCCATCCAGGGCTTATTGGCGTGTATACTGGGCGAGAAGGGAGGGGATCTTGATGGTAATGGTTGAACAGTCTGACACAGCCCACCTGGTAAAACGGTTACGCGGTATGGGCTTCTCATATATGGAGATCGGGCGCCACATTGGAGTCCATTGGAGGACGGTTTATCGGTGGGGCCGCGGTGAGCATCAGCCCTGGACTACCGGGCCGGTAAACCAGGCCCTGGCCGCTATGATCCGGATACAGCCGTCGGGACGTTAGGTATGATCACAAATATGGAGGATATCGAACGACGAGCGTTGACAACCTGGGAGGAAGGGCGCTGTGCGGAGATCGCCCTGGAACGGCACAACCGAAATAAGGGCCGGGGCCTCCAATCCCATCGGAAGTTTGGCAAGCTCTCAGTGGGTAGAATTGGTTGCGCCAATGGCCCCGGACTAACCACCGGCATGAATAGTCCCGCTGTTCGGCTGTCCCACTGGTTGTCGCGGGGCTGCGTCGTCTGAGTTGAATGACCTTGATCACCGGCTCGGCGCTGTACGCCTTCGGCAAGTGTCGCCGTATGGAACGTGATGTCTGCTCGGTCTGTATCGACACGCACTCCTGGCGGATGAAGGCGAAGAACGAGAAAGCCAACTGGCGGGTCCAGATTGTTAATTCACGATCCGCCACCCCGGCCTCCCCTGTTGCTCCCCTGTGACGGTCCCATCCGGTTTCCCAATCCCACGATGTCATACCAGAACAAGCCAGGTGTGACGACCCCGGACTCCGCACGAATATGCTAAGATTTATCCCTTCATCGGAGTTCCGGCCAAATGGCCCCCATGCCAATCCTTGAACTTCCCACTTCTGGTCAAACGGCGTTGGAAATGGGCAGACAATTGGCCGTTGGGAAAATGCCCATCCGTAAAGTGAGATGGGCCGCACCTCATCCAATGGGCAACGGGGCAGGGTGTCGAATCCGCCCACTAATACGTCGGTGATTTCTTCGGAGATGTAATACGTATCGGCCTGGCTGAAGATGTATGTTATGTTTTGTTGTATAGAACGTGCCGAGATCGGCATCAAGCGCCGGCTTTCGAGAAGGCCGTCTAATCTCTTGTATATAAACTCGCTTTCTTCGGAGTCATGCTGCCAATAATCCAGCAAAGTTAACTGACTGATAAGAGCATCTGAGTAGTTCATGAGAGGATCAAATCCGTTGAGATCGGCTTGACCGCATCCACCTCCACGCAGAGCGCCCTGGCCACCGCCAATCTCAGCTTCTGGTTTAGCTTCCTGGTCAGCGGGACATCTTGCCGCTGATTGCCCAGAAGCTCAATGAGATGACACCGGAATACTCCCTGCTTCTGGTCTCCGGTGATCCGCCACATGTGTCCCTCCAGTTCTGTCGTCATCCGGATCGTATTCACCTCGTAACCATCTCCTCGGCCTCCTCTATGCTCTCGACTCGGCCAGCTATACACCCGGAGGCCCTGATCTCCTCGATGATCTTGGTTTGAATAGCCGACAATCGTTGACCGGGCCGCTTGACCTCCAACGCGTAGAGCTGGCCCTTATAGCCAACCAGCAAATCCGGCACCCCTGCCCTCTGATATGGGGACCCGTGAACTTTGAAGACCCACGCGCCCATGCTCCGGAGGTGCAGGACTATTTGCCGCTGGATTCGCTGTTCCGGTCCTAGAATTTCACCCACCCCCGCTTTGCGGCCTTGCCGTTATAAACGCTGTACTTGAGGTAGTTATCGAACACCTTCGTGCTTTTGCAACGCCGGCAACGTCCCACGCTGGTCGGCCCTTTAGCGGTCGTGATCTTCCAAAAGTGGACGCATTCGTTCATGATTAACTCCCGCTGAAACAGTCGAATGTACCGCTGGATTACTCAGATAAGATGATCAACTAATTATCAAAGGCAACGTCATTTGGGTCCGTTCTGCGATAGCACGATCAAGATTATTTAATGCGACTTTGAAGTATTCGGGCTTTAATTCAATCCCTATAAATTTGCGCCCATGTACTAATGCAACATAACCTTCCGATCCAATACCAGCAAATGGACTCAGGATCGTATCGCCTGGATTGCTCCAAAGTCGAATACATCGCTCAATTACCCCTAGCTGCAAGGGCGCAATATGTTTCTCATCTTTATCTGTCCTGGCTTCGGCCTTATTCAGAGTGTCACTTTCCCTCAATCCGTACCATACCGGATGCGCCCACGTGACCCAGTCCTCATTGGTGATGTCCGGATGGATGGGAATGCTAGATTCTCCGGGTTTACGAAACACCAGAATAAAATCTGCCAATCCGGGCCTCAGCCATGACGCATCCTTTTTGAGTTGTTTGAAAAGGAGGGCTTTGCTATGGGTGCGGATGGCCTGTGCTTGGGGATTCTTGTCAATCGTGACATCGCCGTGATAGTCAAATCCCATATCTGTCATAATCTGGATAATGAGTCCTCGGAAATCCTTTAGACCTATAAAGCCGTCATGCGCTAATTTCGCTGGCACCTGGGCCACATGAACCGCCACCAAACGGCCTTTCTTGGAAACACGGAATAATCCTTCTGCTACTCCTCGATACATCGCTCCAAATTCGTCATCATCACGACTATTTCCTAGATCGCGTGGGTCAGCGGAATAACTGAATAAAGACAAAAACGGTGGGCTAAATACCGTAAAATCAACGGAATCAGGAGCCATCGCCGCTAACTGTTCCCGGCAATCTCCATGAATCAACTGGTAGTTGTCAGCTTGGATGGGTTCTTGAAGGTCGTATTCTTGAGATGCTGCCGATTGTCCATTCAATGCCATCCGGTCATAATCAGCTACCCGTCCTGCCATAGCTGCTACTGTGGTTTGATGCTCTCGTTCCTTGTTTTGTACATTCTCCAAAACGACCCTCTCTATATCTGACGTTAGAATTATCACGTTGACCGGGGACTCCTGACCAAATCGCCAGCATCGGCGGATGGCCTGATAATATTGCTCATAACTATCGGAGAGGCCCAGGAACATCATATTGTGGCAATGCTGGAAGTTGAGTCCAAAGCCTCCAATCCGGACTTTGGTAATAAGAGTCCGCTTGCTTTGATCAAAGAATCTGCCGATATTCCGAATCTTATCTTCCAGAGCATCGGCACCTTCTACTAGGACCGAATCATCCAACGCTCGATGTAGTTGCCGCCCCTCGTCATTCAGCCCGCACCAGACGACCCATTGCTCGTCCGATTCGCCAATAATCTCCGCAGCCCGTTTCACGCGTTCTTCCATCGTCATACGGCGAGCTATTAAGCGGCCCTCTACTCCAGCCATACCAGTCACAAATAATCGGCCCGTAGCTTCCGCATAACTGGCTTGGTCAACATCCACAAAGATCGGTTGAATGTTCAATGGCGGAAGATTGTAGCCATCGCTCGGGAATCCCAACTGATCCGGAGTGGTAAACATCATGGACCACGTCGCCATCCATTCGTAAAAAGCCTCGACCGCGTACCCTTTCAAATCCCATTCGCCATCTCGATTTACGAAGAACGTCCCCAACATCTGAGCATTGGTCATTTGCCCGAGGAATTCAGCATGGTTGCCCAGTTCGGTCACATCATTCGGTGCTGGTGTAGCGGTGCAGCAAAGGCGATATGGCACATCACGATACATCTCTATCAGTTTGGTACGTGTCTTGCCATCTATGGATTTCAAGATCGAACTTTCATCTAATACCACAGCATCTATGGATTCCGCCGGGAAATGATCGACCATCTCATAATTGGTGACATAGAGGCCAGGTCCGTCTATATCCGCGGCATCGCGAATGTAGGAAACGGTCAGTCCAAACTTGCGGCCTTCATAGCGGGTCTGTTGCGCCACCGCCAACGGTGCGACAACGAGGCCACGGCCCCCGATTCGGCGCAACCATTCCAGTTGCATGATAGTTTTCCCAAGACCACAATCGGCGAAGATCGCGCACCGTTTACGCTCTATAGCCCAATCTACGATAGCTTGTTGAAAATCAAATAACATCAACATCCCTCCTCCATCAAGATTTCCTCCAGCCAGCGGCCCATCTCCTCCGGGTCGGCCAGCCGGTCGAAAGGCTGCCGCAGTTCCGCTTCAATGCGTGGCGGTCGTGATCTTCCAAAAGTGGACGCATTCGTTCATAACGCCACCGACCGGGAGCCGGCTGGCTCGCACAGAATCAGGGTCTCCCTGGCCCTGGTCATCCCGACATAAAACAGCCTCCGGACCACCGCAGTCCCGCCGCCGATCCACTCGTTCATGCCGGCAAAGCTCAGGTCCGGGAATAGATAGACCACATCGGCCTCCCCTCCTTTGACTGAGTGGATCGTCCCGGTGATTATCTGCGGAGTCTTCGATAGGGTCTCCGCGCCGTGGGCCTCGGCCACGCGGATGGCGAAGGCCGCGCCTTTTTGCCTGGACGCAAGGAGGTTCTGCCGCAACCATTCCAGGTCACCCGACAGCCCCGCCTCGATGGCCTCCTCGGTTAATAGATTGTGAATTTTTTCCCAATCTACCCCGTTCCTCCCA